CTAGGATAGATTGCAGTTTCTTTAGCGTCCTTCTGGTATGTTTCAAAGTCCATGTTTTCGTACTTTCTTCTCATAAAAACTCTTGCTTCTTTTTCTAAGTCCATCTTTACCTCTATGTAAGTTGTCGTAGTAGGCTGTGTTAAACCCACGTTCCCATTCTCTGTACATCATAGTGTCAGAGGTATAAGGGTTGCGTATCCTTGCATGTATAAAACCTTCGTACCCCTTTTGAAACTGAATCTTTAGTGGTGCGTCATGCTTACCAAGACCTCGTTCTTTTCTGGTTAATCCTGCCTTCATGTTGATTCTCCTCTTTGTATTAGTTTATATCTTTCTGCACATCCGATGAATAGGACAACGGCATTTGGTTCTCTTTTAGAGATGTGGTCTTTTAGTGTAGTATTAATCAAGTCATTATTTTCTGATAAAAACCTAATGCACTCAGGCTCAGATTGAAAGCTTCCTTTCTTAAATTCAATCGTACCTATCATACCATTTGCCATTAGTGTTGCGTATATTATAAATGCACCCATGTTCAACTCCCTATATCTACTATTTCACAGGAGTCACCTGAACAAGCAAAGGTCTGAGAAGAACTTGTATTGTCTTCCTTCTCATATGTTTTAAACTTATCCCAATCTATATGAACGAACTCACTGCTAAATTTCTTGTATACGGCTTCTGTACACTCCTGATAGGGGGCTTGTTGATAAGTATGATCGGAGTGTGGTAGGAAAGATACTCCTGACATCTCGTCAAAGTGTTTGAATACAAATGCTCCAACCTCTAGCCACTCATCATCACGTACAGATACAGTTACTGATGGCTTGTGTTCACACCAGTGTCTTTGGTAAGTGAGCCAAGTCTGTAGCTGTTCTATTGCTGTCATGTCATCTCGCATCACTGATGTCTTAGGTGACTTCATAGGAAAGCTGAAGACAGTCTGACCATCAGGCTTCATAAAGTCTGGTTCATTTGGTATGCCACTATCCTTCATGAACTCAACAAGAGGATCTTTATTATCACCACGGACAGTCCTAATATAATGACTGCTATGACGAGGGTGGATACCAGAGCTTGAGTCAACAAGCTGTGATACTGTCCCACTTGGCTTGACACAGGTGATGGCTGTGCTTTGTGGGATGTTGAGGATTTCTGCCCATTCTCTGTTTGTGTCAACGGCAACTTGTCTGAGCTTTTCAAGTGTAAATCTGAGTCCATGTTTCTTTCCATTTGTTAAAGGGTTATCCATAATACCTGTAAGGCTTACACCCAACAGTCTTTCTTCTTCAGTGTTAGTCTTCCACACCTTACGTAGATAGGGAAACTTTACTAGTGTAGATTGTGCTGTACCAAGTATGGTAGCAAGCCTAACTTTCCTAGCAAGATCATCATACTTATCCTTCTCTCGTATGACTACCTCTGTAAGATTACAGAACTGATAAGGTCTGAGAATAATCTCACTGCATGGGTTAGTACCAAAGTCATAATTAGGATCTCGTCTACCAAACCTTATTGCCTGTTCTTTCGCTGATGTCCTGTTGAATATACCACGTTCTCCTGACTTGGATTCTACAAGAGATAACCACTCACGCAGGAATGTCTCACCGTCAGGCTTGTCGGTGTAGCATACAGAGTTGTTAGCAAGAGCCATCTGTGGTGTTGTCTCCCACCACTTACCTGACTTAGCATGTCTCATGCGTCCATCTGATAGATTGGATAGGCTGATCATAGCTGATCGCCTTACACCACCAGAGACTACAACTTCCCCCACCTTACACATTAGATTATGACAGTCGTAGCTAGAAAGTTTGCGTCCTGCATTCTGTTTGAATAGTTTAACTGTAAATCTAAATAGATCAATCAAAGGATCAGGACCACTTGCCCTACCACCAAATACTTTTAGCCTAGCACCTGCAGGTCTGACGTTTGACATGTCCCAACTAGGAACTTCNCCCATATACAGGTGTCCTATCAGCCTACGCAGTCCTTTTGCCCAACCCTCTTTACTGTCTTGGACTTGTATGAGCGTGTCACAATCCTCAATAGTCTCAGGAATATCTGGTAGCTTACTAATGTACTGTCTTTCTACTGAGAAGCCTACACCTGTACCACACAGAAGTATATACATAGCTTCGTCAAAAGACTTAGGATCATCAACAGGCAGATAGCTACAGTTGTACCCTGCTGTGTTGTCTCTTTCAAGAGCAGGTCCTGCAGTCATTAAGGCTCTCATGCTTGGCATCACTTCTAGGTTCTGTATAGCTTCATATACTTGTGTTACAGGCAAGTGTCCTTTAGTTTTCTCTGCCATAAATACTACATATCTATTAACAGTCTCGTCCCATGTTTCTCTTCTGTTCTCTGCGTCTATCCATCTTGCATATCTAGACACTGCTATAAATTTTTGGTAATCATTCATGTTTTTTCTCCGTTGTTATTCTAATAGTTTTTATTTTAATACCGTCAATGTCAAATACAAAATCTTGAAATCCTTGAACTAATTCATCTGCTACATCTTCATCAGAGGGCATAGGGTACTCCTCCTCATCTAGGTCTAGAGTTAAAAAAACTTTAACAATCATCTGACCGTACTTGTATTAATCTTTCTAAGTACCACTTAGCTTTCTGTAAGTCCTGTACGTCACTCTTATACCTGTATCTCCATAGATACTTGATGATGTTTCCTTGTAAATAAAACTGAAACCCATCGGCAGTGGCAGAAGCAATAGCATCTATACACTCTATAGAGTCCTGATTGTAATGAGGTGGATTGTTTACCATGTCCCTATCATGAAAGTTTATGTCAGGATCGTTGTCTTGTTGTTCTTTATCTAGCATATTATTTACTCCCATCTAATTTACGTTTGATACTACTAAAGTCTACCCTAATTACATTACCCTGTCTAGTAATATTTGGTAAAACTGGCTCGGCAGATTCTTTTATTATTTCTTCGTTCACAATATGATAAATCTTTTTAGATACGTCTTCGTCTGAACGCATGAGGTCTATGCCCACTAGACACATTCTAGCGAAGAACATCATGTCATCATAGTCTCTATCTGATAGAGGGTTTGTAGCTGAGTCCATGACTGACAAGTTTACATCGCCTGTCCAGTTATTTTGATGGTCTAGAATAGGTTGCATACGTACTAGTATATCTTGATCGTCAATCTTCATATGTATGTTTTTAAAATCGTCAGCCATATAGTTATCTCCTTATAATTTTTTTACCCTTAAACGGTATGAGTTCAGGGTGTTTGTTTTTTCCTTTTTCTTTTAGCCATTCCTCTGGAATAACTCTGTCGGCAAATAAAAATTTATTCTTATCACACCATGTAGCATAGGTAGTCTTAGATCCTTTCTGTAGTTTTCTCCTACTGCTAGTAAATACAAAACGTATATCTAATTTAGGATGTTGATTAGATATACATATATGTTTTCTTCTATCGGACATTGTGAACAGTCCTTTGGTTTCAATTATTATACCGTTAGGTAGCACGAAGTCAGGTGTGTATGTNCTGTAGGCTAAGTCTTCCCATTCAATCTTAATACCTTCGTAAATATAATTTACTTCTAGGTTAGTAAGGTATTCTGAAAGTCGTACCTCAAGTCCACTACGGTAGCCTAACTTACGTGCTGCCTGATATTGTTTAGAAGAATATGCCACTTACCACCAAACAGACCCTGACCTAATCAAGTTAGGTAGCTTACCATAGCCAAGAGATTTTAACTCTTCTCCGATTGCCTGTTCTGCAGACTTACGTGCTTCCATAGCAGTTCGTAATCCTGAAAACTTTCTTTCACGAAAAGCTTTTCTCATCTCAGTTAGCTGTGTTTCTAACTCAGAAATCTGCTCACTCATTTCTTCTAATGTAGGTTCTTTATCTGTCATATTGTTTGCTCCTTTCCTATTTCAATATATGATACTATCTTTGGCTCTTTCGCCTGAGACATCAAAGATGGTAGCTCCTGTAGTGTCTCCCAACACACATGCTTAAACCTGCAGAAAGAACATTCACTTCCTAAGATCTTGTTGCCTGTAGGTTTACCTCTAAAGGTTTCTATCACAGGCTCAAAGCAACGCTTGAACTTGTTCTCTTTCAAAGTCTTTGCGTTATTAGAAAGCTTCTGTACTTCTTTCTCCAAGTCTAAGTTGTCGGCAGGTGTATACTTAAACTGTCCGTTGGCTTTGTTGATTACCCACCAACCACCTGCCCTTTTACCAAGAGCCTTTGCATANCCTGCTAACTGNCCTACGTATCCAAACGCATCACCTTTAGCAA